CCGGGCCTGCCCCCAGGAATGGGTATTCTTTGAGTAGGCCCTTGAGAACGTCGTCAAGGTTTTTGGGCGTACCGTCGTCGTTAAGTTCTAAAGTTGTGGGGTCTAGGAGCTTCACGGCGGCCCCAGGGTGAGCGATGCCCGCTTTTGGCGCGGCCTCCATCACAGCAGTCTTGAGGGTAAGGGCCTGCCTTGCCACCTTCTCTGCTGCTAAGTCGGCCTGATACTTTGCCAGTTCCCCGGCTAACTTCTCTTGCGCCTTCTGCGACTTCTCGACTTCGCTCAACTTGGCAGCGGCCTCGGATTCCTCACGCGCCTCGTATGCTGCCACCTTTGCCGCCAGCTCCTTGCGCTCGATACGAGACTTTGCAGCCTCATCGCGCACTTTCTTTAGCTCGGCCTCGTATGCGTCCACACTAAGCGCAGCCTTGGCCGCCTGGGCCGCTGGCTCTTGTGCGGTTTGGGTCGCCTGGACCTGTTGGGGCTTGGTTGGCTCCTGGCCTTCTGTCGCCATTACATCCTCTGTCACGGTTTTTGTCTCCCGGTAAGTGCAAAATAAAAAAAGGCGGGGAAGGTGTCTTGAACGGTTACCCATTCAAAACATCTTCCCCGCCGGATACACACAGCGAGATATTAGGTTAAAAGGTTACTCGCGCCGCCCCGCCTCTTTACGGCTAGGTCGTGTGCGGTCTAATCCTAGATAGTCCTCACAGCCCCGCGCTATAATCAGCGCCGCCTCGTGAATAGCCAATACCAACACGCGCAACTTAGCATCAGCGCTAGAGACATTATAGCAAGTTTCATGCGTGTTGTCTAGTGGTTGTATCACGCTGGCTCGCTTAACCACAAATTATCTTGCAATACCTCGCAGACACCGTGAGCGATGGCATCAATCATACCCTCAAGAGTGCTGTCCTCTTGCGGCTGACCTGCATGTTCGAGGATGGCGTGTATTGCCTCATGCCACAACACAGCCCGCTTTACATCGGGCGGCATGGCGCGCATTAGCATAATCTCGCCCTTGAACTCGGCATGGCGTCCCATTGCTTGCCCGCCGTCCTTATCAGGCGGCCAATCGTACTCCGTGATCTGGTACGTCACCGCGCCTATTTTGATTGTATCGCTCATCTATATTCCAATGTGCATCGGTCGTTGGCTAAACATTGCCTTGAGCCTATCGGCTTGAGTACGCCAATCGACACCCACCCCTTAGCCGTCTCTGCTAAGCATCCCTCGCAATGTTCGGCGTTGGCTAGCATGTTTCTATACTCCGTCTTGCCCGCGCCGATCATGCCGCTTTCCTCAACCGCGTGATACGTCCCGCGTGGCGCTTGCGCGTAGAGGTTGGCGCGGCTGACTAGGCTGCCGTCAAGCGGCTGTGTGCCATCCTTGACCTGTTGCGCGAATGTGGCGAGATAGCCGTACTCAGCTTTGATACGCGCGCCCGTTCGTCCATAGTCGCTTTGCGTCATCTGCGCCCACCCACCCTTTGCTAAGGACGCGCTAGCCAGGTGCATTGACTTAATCTCGCGTGCTATGCCTAGCTGCCAATCAGCAAGCGACACTTGCCCATTGACGAGTTGACGGGACAAACGTTGGACCTCGTTACGACTGCGATCCAGCGCCGTATCAAGCCCGCGCCGCACTTCGTCACGCTTAACCCATCTTCCACTCGCGGCATTCCTGTAACGCATTGAGCCAGCGTCCCAGGTGAACGCGGGGGTTAGGCTACTGCGGCGGGTTGGCATTTAGCAAGCCCACAACGTAACGCGCAAATGGCCCCGCCTGCCATACTCCATCGTCGTCCTGTACCGCCCATTCGTCTACCCGTAGCGCCACCGACCCGCTGGCGTCACGAATATTAGTACCGGCACCATCACGACTAAAAACAACCTCGGCGCGGAATGGGGCCTTGTACATGCCCTGCAATATGTGGGTACTCACTTTGCCCTCGCCTTTAGCCACGCTCTAGCATACGCCGGGGCGCGTAGCTCCCACAACGCCTGTGCTTCCATCGCATCACTAGGCGTCTCGCCCGTCCCCACTAAGCGGGTTAGCTGCTCCACTGTTAGCGGCTCCCCCAGTGGCACTCGGCGCTTACGGGGTTTGCTAACTGGCGTCGTCATTCGCTTCTCTCTCGATTTGCTTCATGTCCTCATGAAGTTGCCCTATGCTCTCACGCAATACAACAATCGGTATCATGTCGCCTAGCGCCGGGTCGGGTATATAGCCGTATTTTGCTATAACGTCAATGCGCGTTAGGTATACCGTCTGAACCCTGAGCGACTTCCCCATCCTGTCCTTGCCCTGGCTGTTGCTGTCCAATTAGCCCTCCCTCACGCATGGCGTCCATACGCTCACGCGCTTCCAATGCGTTGGCTTCGGCTTCGGCGTCGGCAGCCTGCGTCACTTCGCTGATCTCGGCAGGCGTCCACGCGAGGTACTTCTTGAGGAACAAATCAAGCGGTATGCCCATGTCAACCGCCGCGCTACCCGCCTCAAACGTCGTCTTGAGAACGTCGGCCTCGTCCTGCGTCGGTAGTGCGCTTTCGTCGCCTTCAACGGCCGCCGCTTCCTCGGCCATGTGCTGTTGCTCTGTCTCGTAATCATAGCCGAGTTTAGACGCAATGGTGGACTTGCTCGCCACACCCATGTCAAGGTCAGCTTGTGCGGTGGCGCGTTCGGCTTGCTCGTCTAGTGGTACCACGCTAGGCCATGCAATAGACGTTGTGTTGGTAGGTCCATAGCCCGCCAACTCTAGCAGGCGGCGGTTTAGCTCGTTTAGCATGTCGCCATAGGTGCGGCGTTTGACCTGTGTCTTTTGTTCAAGCGGTCCATAGAGGATTTTAAGCGCCACACCTGACAGCGGGCCGACATTCTCTACCTTACCCGTTGCAATAGACGGGGTACGCGCCGCCTCATGTATCGCATCATCAATGCGGCGGTCGAACATCTCAAGACCCGCTAAGTTGGTGGGTGGGTCAATCGAGTTAAGCTGGCCCGCTTCGCTACCGATGATAAACACGTCATCCGCGCCGAGCTTAATCTGATCCTCTCGAAAGCCTTTCCCCCACATGCGCTGATGCGCCTGAAACTTGATAATGCGCTGCCAGTTGGATAGTGTAAAGTTGCGGCTGCGGTTAAGGTCAATGATGTCGTTGGGTATGTCGCTCTCGCCGTAAAACTCGTTAGGGACAGGGATGTTTTGACAATCGATCACAGGCGGCCAGGAGTAGAGCCAGGTGACGCGGCTCACTTCCTCCCACCGCGCCGACACGTAGCCCTCACGCATGATATAGTCAACGATGAGCCACGTCCCGTTGTCCTGGCGCGTTAGCTCTTGCTTTTTGCTCACGCCGCGCCCCGTCTTTGGGTCTATGGCTTTCCACTGGATACGATAGGCGACCACGTTCTCAATATCGTCATCATCCCAGGTCACGTTGACGTTAGCCGGGTCGAGTACGATAAGGCGTGGGTAGGGAGAGGTCAGCGCGTAGCCGGGGACCATTTTAAGAAAGGCGTGCCCAAACTTCCCGCCGTTGGTGGCTAGCTTGGTCAACAGCGTCATCTTGCGGTTGACCGCCCATAGGTCGTCAAGGTACTGTTCGGCGGCGCTGCGCCCCTTTTCCTTGTCAATATCAAAGGTGATATTATCGCCAAACAGGAACGCCACGCCCGTATCGACAATAACGCGACACTTCGACACCTTAATGTTGTCGTTTAGGCCGCCCTGCTTGACCTTAAGCGAGTCGGGCAAGTCGCCCTTATAGGCTTGCTCTGCCCTCAGGTAATGCTCTAGGCGCTTCTGCTCATTGGCGGCATAGGCGTCGTGGATTTGTTGCTCGCTCCAGGTCGTCGGATAGTTTAACATGTGTAGGTATACCCCCCTGTGGGTATACTATGCCCAGGGGTTCCGTATCGTGTAGGTCTGCGGCTCGTGGTCTACATACATCACAGCATACCGCATCGTGTCCATGCCGTGATTATCAATGTCAACGGGTGTCTCTTTAATCGGCTTGTTGTCCTGCGACTTAGGCCACACATAGCCCACGATCTCATCCTCGGTACTGATTGGCTTATTGCGAGCGCGTAAATCCTCATCAGCTTCAACGAGACTATTCTTGAGGATAAACAAACGCGGCTTGCCATCGCCTGCCACCTTTAACCTATCCTGTACCGCTTGAATGCCAACGCTAATGTCCTTAGTCGCTCTGTCAGTTGGCACGCCTCGGCGTTCTAGCGTGGCCCTATCCTCGGCGTCGTGGTCAGCTACGGTCGCCTCGTAGTATTCGCCCTCTGAGTGCTTGACGATAAGTGGCGCGTGTTCTTCTACGGTGCGCTGCGTCATGTATAGCTCACGGTAGAGATACATACGGCCGTCGTGATCTATCGCCCACCACTGGCATACAAACGGGTTAGTATAGCCGAAGTCGATAGACCGAATACGCCGCCAGTCGGCAGGGATAGGGAAACGGTCAACCAGGTGAATAGCCGGGTCGTACTCATCATACACCATCCCTTCCGCGCCTGCCCATATCCCTTTGCGCAAGCGCAAGAACCGCACGCCCGTCAACTTATCGAGTACCGCAAGCGTTTTGCGGCCCTGCTCCGTCCATGTGCCATCTTTGTACAGCGTCGGGTTATCCTCGTGACGGCTTTCGTAAAACGCCAAGCCTTGCCGTGTCTTTATCCAATGCTTAGGCGGCCCAGGGTTGCAATCGCCTAGTAACTGCGTCCAGGGCGCAACCGCACCGCGCCCCGTCGCACGCGTCGAAAGCGTTTCCCAATCGGCGGCGTCTAGCTCCTCGGCCTGATTGACGTATATCAAATCACGCTCACTTGACAGCGCCTTGCCAGGGTTGTCTAGCCCTGCGATCCACAACCTAGACCCGTTAGG